CAGAAGGTCTTAATGTTTTATCTATTTTAAACCCAAACTCTTTTGCGAATTGAGATTCACCTTTTAAGCCTACATACTCGTAATTTTTACTCAATGGTCTACTCGACTCATGGTATTTATGCAAAGTTTCCCGATCGTTTGCTATTTGTTGTAATGTTTTATTCATTAGTATTTGCCTCCTTTGGCTAATTTCTTTAATACATAAGTTTGGATTTCTTTTGTTTGTTCTTTTACCCAATCCAATATAAGGCAAAAGTCCTTCTCTTTTAATGGTCCTTTACGTGTGTTGCATTGTTTACATATAATCTGCAAATTCTTTGGTGTTGATTCTCCATTCTTAGATAATGGAATTATATGGTCACATACCATTGTAGAAACACTTAATATTCTATCACAGTACTTACATTTTTCACCGTAGACTTCGTAAAACATCTTCTTTATATCGACAAGCTCTATTTCAAAAAGCACTTGATGCATTTCCGACCTTTTTTTCAGAGCTTGTTTCAAAGAAGATGCTTTACGTGACAATCTAAGCCATGCTTTATGCCAGTGCCTACCGTGAACATTAACTAGCTTTTCTCTAAAGTCTCCTTGATTATATTGCATTGTAGACATAGGGGAACAACATCAAAAAACCTATATCCTCCTTTTAATAATCTGCTTTAAGCCAGCTAGCTAAATGCCAAGTATGATTTAACTTACCGTATTTACCTAATTTTTGTTTACTACTTTTTTCTAGTTTATGTTCTTTAGTAAGATTAGACATTGCCCTTCTAACACTAGTAATAGGGCACATAAGATTAAGTTTAAATTGTACTTCAAATGGTGTAAACTCTTTATCAGGAAATTTATTAAACAGGTCAAATATAACCTCTTCTTGGTTTCGTGCTTTTCTTCTACTTCTATCTAGCACATTCCCCTGCTCATGATTTGTATTGTAATAGGTCATTCTACCTCCAATCTAGCATGATTTGAAATGCAAAGTATAATTTCCATATACCAAAATTAAAAAGTATGGTGTCATACTTGTTAGGATGAACACCTTGACTTATTTCTATTCCGAATTTTATAAATGATAATAGTACAATATCTATACCACTTTTTGGTTCGGTTTCCATATTGAATAGATGGATATCTAGCAGGTACTGATGATTCATATTCTTTTCAATCTGAATGAATCATTAAAGTTCAGTTTTACATCCCATAGTTCGCCATCTGTACTCTTAACCATTTTCAGCCTCCTTTCTCTTGTTTTTGATTCACCTTCTAATACCATTAGTTTCCGTGAGGCATTTTCTATTGCTCCACTTCCTTTACCGGCATAGAGGTCTAATTCGCCACTTCTGGAGTATTGTCTTGAAGTTTGACTTAGCTGGATAATGATTAGATCATAATTCACTGCTAGATTACTTAAAGCATGAGATATATTTCTGATTGATTCGTATTCACCTCTTGCATGACTTGGTGGTTCCACTAAATCAATATAGTCTATCACTATGCAAGCAGGTGACATTTTTTGAACCTTTTTTCTTATTTGCTCTACAGTTGGACTAAGAGTTTGAATCTTTATATGAGCTACTTGATTTTTAAATTGATCATATATCTTTTTATTTTCTTTTGATATAGTATTTGTATCTACGTCAGCAACAATTTGAAGATTTCTTCTATGCATAAGCCATGGTGCTAATTCTAATGATAAGTACAATGTTGGTATTTGTAATTCTTCTTCTATTTTATCTTCAGCTGCATTATATGCTAAAGATATATTCTGAGCAAGAGTTGTTTTATTTACACCGGTTGGTCCTACTATTGTTACTAGTTCTCCCGGATATATAACAGATTCTATTCCTATTAAGCCAAAAAGTTTTGATAAATCTATACTTACACCTGAGAAATCTCTTTCCAATCTAGTATCTAACATTGCTTGTAGATCACTGACATTCAATATATCCATAAGATAATCCTTTCTTTTAAAATATACACAATGAGGTTGACAATAGGTCATCATCATACTATCCATGCACCCATATTGATAACCTTTTGTGTATACATCGTTAATAGATACAAGAAGTTCAGAATCTTTGATTCTGTCCCCACCCTTATTCCATTCTTCCATAGCTGCTATTGTTGCATTAATAGGAATCCCATTTCTTCTAAAGTGAGAAACGATCCTCATTAAAGTATTGTGCCGGTTCCCTTCAGCTGGTGGGTTGTTATACATATCTTGAATACATGGTACAACATTTGTGTGATTACTTTTATTAAAAAATGATTTTACACTGGGTGAATCAAATGTTACATACTTCTCAAATTTATGTGATTGCTCTTCTGATGGGAATGTATGGAAATCATTGATGTCCCATTTCCTACTCTTCTCTGCAATCTTAGCATAGGTTAAAGTGTCTAATTCTTTACTTGTGATATATGTTTTATAAAGTTGTGTTTTATAGTTCTTAGTAGCTGCACATCTATATAAAGCAGACCTTGAATAGATTGACATATCTGCCTCAGGTAAGAGCTTTGACATTGTTCTCTTTACAATGTATGGTAATTCTACTCCCTGATGATTTTCGAATCCGAATAGTGAGCCAGGCATGATAAAATGAAATCCTGTTCCACTAAAAAATATACAATATGAAGTATCATCTAGACCTAACTCTAATAATTTTTTATTTACCTCTCTTGCCTTTGCAACAGTTTTCTTACCTGATACAATAGGACTAGAGTCATGAACTTTATCTATATCTATAGGAAGATAATCAATCCCTCTCCAACCTGTATACCCTTTGACGCTTTTATGTAATTCCACATAATCGTAACCTGTCCTATCATATAAATATACAGAACGATACACAGGAATATTCTTCCCATGTACCGTTACTGCTTGTTCTAGATCATCGAGATTCACTAAGGAGCCTCTTGACGCAGGACTCCTAAGTGCTAACTCGACAAACATTAACCTACCTTATAACTGTTAACAGTCTTTACAGAAGGTGCCGATGCCTTATCCCAAGGTTCCGGTGTTGTATCTTCCTCTGGAACATGTTCTTTAATAACATCATTATCTTTAGCCCATTTGACATAGCTCTCTAGACTCTTCATCTGTTTTTGATTGTCAGATTTAGCCATCCGTTCAACTACTCTTGTCCATACCTTTTCTTCGTTGGACTGCTTATCCATTACCTTTGTTTTATAAACATAGATAGTATATGGATATATTTCTGAACCAGAATTGTCAGTATAATTGTTGTTCAGAAATTTAGCTATGTCTTCTATTCCTTCATCTGATTTAGTTACCCAGTCTCCAGCCTTATCAAATCCACCACCAAATCCTATAGCATCAGCGATACTATAAAACTTTTTTAACAGTGAATTGTTCATGATAAGACCTTCTTCATCACGTTCAAATGATCCATTGATACGCATTCTAACAGGAAATTCACTTCCCGCTGTTTGCATTTCTATAACTAGATATACATCTGCCCAATCATACTTATCAGACTCATCTTTAAATGATAAGATTTTAGTATTTTGGTAACCTAGCCAAGGTGGAGTATCACCATTCTTAAAGGACTGTTTTTGTTCTGGTCTATAAGGCATTATTTAGATTCCTCTTTTATGGAAGACAGATGTTTACTCTGACTTCCTTGTTGATGTATTGCATTTTGTACTTCCTCGGCTGATGCAATACTAGATTCACTACCTAGTCCAAGCAATCCTAGTGCTCTACCAGTTGCCGAAGTTTCACAGTTTTCTATAGCACTTGTTCTATTGATTTGACTTTTAGATTCATCCTCATGTGCAAAACCAGTGAAATATCTATCAGGGTTTTCCACATCAGGAGTAACTGTAGTTTTCATTATATAATGGCCACCTTCTCCATGTATAAGTTCTGTTTCTATTCTACCATTATGATATAAATTATGAAATGCTCGTAAGCGTTCAGGAACTGTGACATATGGTTTACCATGTATATCTATAGTTTTGATAGGTCCTACGAATTTAGCGAAGTCTGTGATTGTATTGTTAGTCATGCTGTTCTCCCAGCCAGTTCCTTGAGAGCTTCAAGTCTCTCAATCTCACTGGCTTCTGTTGTTTCCTTTGCGAGGTAGGGGCTATTTTGCATTGTTGCTTCAAGTTTTGTCAATATTTCGGCAAAACCTTGCATAGTATTACTTAATTCTACTAAACTAGTGGACATTTGTCCTAAATAGCCCATTATAGAACTAAGAGTCTCTCTTTCATCTACCATTGTTATTTCTCCTCAGTTATGGCAGGGTTAATATAAGTATGATCTAGATATTTTCCTATGGAATTTATTCTAAAACCTTCCTTACGAAGATTATTTGTCAATAAATCCATCCATATATACTTATGATAACCTCTATTACCTGATAAACAAAACACCTGATTAACCATCATACCAGCTACAAGATTTGCAGTAAATATGGTATGTTTCATGGTACAAGGTGCGTCCTCTATATTAGCACTGGAAGTCCAGTGTTCATAATAGTCAATAGGTGCATCTCTTTTAGTCATTGTTACTACTTCGAATGCTAATGCATCCATTCTACCATCTATAAAATATCCTTTAGAGTCTTTATTCTCCATTCTCCAACGATCATAAATTGCTAGTCTGTCTTCCATATTATCTATACATACTATTATCTTTGGGGTCATTTCTTGATTTGAATCAAACTTATAACGTGATGCAACAGTTGTTATAGCAGGATTATACTGTCTTGCCAATGCTGAGGCTGCCAAAACTTTTGGTGAACCTACTTGAGATGCTGGATATAATGTTGTAGATAAATTATGATGGTCCATATTATCGGGATCATAAATATGAATACGTTTAAATCCCATTACAGCTAATAATTGCATTACTGCTGACCCTATCCCTCCTGCACCAACGACAGTTATTAAATCTAACTGTCGCTGGTCAATAAGGTCTTTGTTTCTTAGGAATCTAGTATTACTCATGATCCTAGTGGTGGGATTTCATAAAACTCATGAATACCCATATTCCATCTTGTTTTAAATAGCTGGTTAGCTTCACCATAGAACATACTTCCTTCCTCAAGTGCTTCTATAATAGCTTCCATTTCTATATATTCTTTTACAGTAATATCAGCATAATCATCTTTAGGTTGTACCTTAGCTTTTCTCCATTCACCATTATATCTCCAATCAAAAGTAGTTTGATTAGGATCATATGGAGTCATTGCAGTACCATTTGTTTTCTTTTGCCATGATGGTGTTGCTGCATCAGCTTTTGTTTTAATATGATTAGCTTCTGCTATAAACTCCTTAGGTACGTTTGGTTTAATATATTTTATATCATCATCATCTATTGTATGAATTAATATATTTTTAAATTGGTCTTTATAACTGAATGCAAATGCAGCAGCTTCACCAACTTTAGATGATACTACAAGACTACCATAGAATCCCTGGTCTGGACACATGTCTACCAACGTAGCTTCATCTGTACCGCTATGATATGCACTCATACTGTGATGACTATGTATCATTCCTATGTAAGTATCTTTTAACCACTTTTTATTTGCTGAATATATTTTGAAAATAGTTTTACTAACATCTTCACCTTTATATTCTGTAGCTGCACCATGACCAAGATCAATAGCTAAGAAGTATATCAGCTCCCAATAAATAGGAAAACCATCTTTATTATTTGTACATCTATACCATGCTGGTCCCGACCATTCGCGAGATTTAAACCGAGACAGCAGATACTGTACTTTCTGATGCATCTTCTGCGATATTATTAGTCCTTTCTTTTCCTTCTTTGGTTTCGAACTTTTTGAAACCTTTTTGGACTTTGCGTCTTGCTTCGATGGCATAGTTTGCCTCCTTTGCTTTTACGTTAAAGGTATGGGATGTCCATTCATATAGCATATTCATCACTACATATTCCATGTAATTCTGAAGTTTAGCCATATCACTTTCTTCATATACTTGATAATGCACTACCATTTCATTAAACTTTTTAAATATATCTTCTATTTCACAAGAATATTTTAACTCAGTTATCTTATCTGCTTTAAGTTTTTCAATATCTGTTTCATCTCGAAATGCCCACTGACTTTCTAACCTGTGACCTAATCTTGGTTCTATGTCCCAATATTCATTAATTAATACATCTTCATATTCACTATAAGAATAAATAGCAGGAATTACTTCTTCTCTCATTTTCTTTAAGAAACGTGTTTTCCCCGCAGGTTTATATCCCATAAATCTTTTATAAAAATCATTTATTTCACTTAAACCAAACCAATGTTTGATTTTGAATAGGTCTTGCATATGTAATACTTTTGTAAGATAATAATTATCTTCCATATTCTTTATATACATAGCTGCAAGATAATAATGTGTATACACATTCATCTCTTCAGTAAATTGACTGTTAATATTTTTATATCTGAACCAACCATATTCCATTATTTTATTAAAAGTATCATAAAATTTATATGAATTATTTCTTAGAGCATTTCTTGCTTCCATAACAAATGTTCTTACTACATCACCAAGCTCATCTACAGAGCCTTTTAAATGATCAAACATTTTACTATTTGGCTCTACATTTTTATTTAATGTACTTTGAAATGCTGTCGCAAAATTTGAACGGTTTAATGGGAAATAATCTCTATGAAAATTATCTATATTTGTTCTCAGTTCTTGCTTATGTTTTACAGAATCAATTAAATAGTTTCTAATAAGTGCATATAATATGCTATATGCTCTTGTTCTATCTAATACTTCTTCTTCATTATATTTAAATCTCTGTGGATTTCGGTTATATTTATTAACATAGTATCTTCCTAATTCTCTGAAAGAATTAGTAGCTATACGTGTACGACCTATGCCCTCTCTTATGTGATTATAATAATTATTACCTTCAAATGGATATTGCCAAGCATCTTTCATTTGCAATAATACTCTTATAGGTAATATGTAACTTATTTTCCTATACATATATGGTTCTTCTGGATTATGACGTTTCTTTTTAATAGCCATTGTTCTACCAGATACATCTCGAATTAATCCCGGAAGATTCCAGAATGCATCTCTAGAATTACTAGTATTAGCCCATTGTCTTAGAGTACTAAAATATCCTACGATACTACCTTGTACAGCATAATCATTTAATCTAGCCATATATGCTCCAAAACAAGGTTGTCCACTAGTATTTATATGAGGATGATAACCATATTGATATCTATAAATTGATTCTTCTTGAGTAGGTTTAATATTGATAAAACGTTCATTTAGTTTTGTAGGTGTTTCATCTGCTGCTTTTAATTCCTTCCAACTCACAGTAGATAAATAAAGAGTTTCTAACTCTACTTTAGTACTACTTTTTAATATTGGAGTAACTATACGAACAATCCAGTTGTTTACTTGAGCATTAATCTTCTGGTCCCTATAAAATTCTACACCTTGTTTAATCAACATATTTATCTGTCTGGATAAACTAGTAAAATGTTCGATTCTTTCTGCAAGATTTCTACTAATTACTAGTGATCCATGTCTATCATGCTTATAAGGATTAAATACTGAGAAATTATTTCTTATAAATGTCTCTATTCTATTAAAGTCAACACTGTCATTAGGATCAATATATCTGTATAGTGCATTAATTACATGATTATTAGACGCTTTTATCGTAAACTCCGTTCCTAGAGAGGGAACCCTAGTTGATTCCCTCTCTTTCCCGCGAGTCACTTTACAATCCTGACTTAACGGATTGTTTTTGAAACTGGACTACAGCTCCAGCAGTAAGCTGGGTGCCGGCAGTAGCGGAAGTGTCATTAACACTTATTACTACATTCTCCATTGACAGTTCTAGCTTCTGTGCTACGTCTGCCACGGTCTCGACATCTTTTACATCAAGAACCTGTCCACCATTGTGAAAGCTGATGACTTGTACGTTTGCCATGTTTACTTTCTCCTCTTTTGTGGGTTAACTGATTGCAGCACCATTGCTGCTTTTGAGTCCTATTACAAGCTTCTTATATTTTTTACTTATTACACGTTTTTGAAGAAACTGCATCCGTTTGAAAGCTGTTCCATTTGGTTGCACTTTCCCATTATCTATCATTGATTGATAAAAATCAATTAATGCATTATCTGATATTTCGTCTTGACTGCCACTCATAAGTTGCCTCCTTGTTACTAAATAAGTCACTTGCCTACATTT